GCGATGAAGACTGCGAAAACAACATTCATACATCATACTGATAAAAATCTTCATAAAATGGGAAATACAGATGCGGCACATCCTAAGTATGGAGGTGTAATGAAAAATCCTGAGATTGAACCTGAAAAAAGAGATAGAGTTGCAAGTCAATATAGTAAAGCTTCATCTCAAAATAAAATGACAAAACCAATAATATTGCATCATAAAGCAAGCGGTCATAAACACCTAGTGGCAGGTAATACTAGGCTTACTCACGGAGTACAAGATAGGAAAGAAAAAGTTCCTGTTCATACTATAGAATATTAAATGGCTAGACTATATCCTATATTATTATTGTTATGTGTGTTAGGTGGAGTTGGTTACTTAGCTTATCAATACTACGCATCTACTCAAGAGCGTATAGCAATCCTTACAGCAAATAACGCAAAGTTAGAAACAGCTCATAAACAAACAGTTGTTGAGTTCGAACAGTATCGTGTCAACGTAAAAGAAGAGATAGATAGATTTAAGAAAGAACTCGAGAAACAACAAAAGCTAAATGACGAGTTAAATAATAACTTAGAAAAAGTAAAAGCTAACAACAAGATAATAACTCAATTGTTAGCAGAAAACGATATAATTAAGAATAGTCTTGCAGATCCACAAGCAACAGAGGATACTATAAATGAAGAAGTCGATCTATTTTTTGGCGCTATTGATTGCGCCTCTGATAGTAACTGCGTGCAGCCGCAGCAGTGAAAAAGAAATCGTAACGGTACCAACTGTTGTTGAAACACCGAAGATAGAACTACCTCAGATCAGGATAGTATCTCGTCCTTCACCAATCAAGATGAAGAACTCAGATATCATCGTGGTTACAGAAAGTAACTTAGAAGAAGTTATAAATAGAGTAAAAAATACACAAGGTGAATTTGTGTTATATGCTATGACAGCACAAAGCTTTGAGTCATTAGCATTAAACTTTGAACAGATTAAAAAGTTTATAGAAACACAAAACCAGATTATCCTTTACTATGAGAAGGCGGTGAAAAAAGAACCCGACAACACCATAGTAGAGGAGACACTAGAATGAGGAAATGGTTTGCAAGTTGTGAAAAAATAAACTTTGATGATGAAGCATTTTGCGGTTACTTTTTTGCAGAAGTATCAGCTTTAGCATATCTAGACTGGCAAGATGCAAATCCACATATACAAAGATTAGGTTTTAATAATCATAAATTTTTAGATATTGATGGAGCTCAATGTCATATATTTCATGACGATCAGGATGTGATAATTGGATTCAGAGGCACTGAACCAAAACAATGGTCAGATGTAAAAGCTGATTTATTGGCACTTAAAAGAAAATCAAGTACTGAGGGAAAGGTACATCTTGGATTTTTAAGAGAGATCAATAAATTATGGGATGCTATTCATGAAGAGATAGCAGATAAACCCGATCATCAAATATGGATTTGTGGTCATAGTTTAGGTGGAGCAATGGCTACACTGTGTGCGAATCGTCTAAGAGAATCAGTGCCAATATTGTACACATATGGATCTCCAAGAGTTGGTAGTTCTGTATTTGTAGATAACTGTGATGTAGAACATCATCGCTATCAAAATAATAATGACATAGTTCCAACCGTCCCATTCTGGTTGATGGGATTCAGACACCATGGAGAGTTACATTATATAAACTATTATGGAAATATTAGAAACTTAACATTTTGGCAGAAAATAAAAGACTCTTTAAGAGGTAGGTGGAAAGCTTTAACTAAGTTTCAATTCTTTGATGGTGTGTATGATCATAATATAACAGAAGGATACTCAGATAAATTAGCAAAACATGTAGATTCTTATAATTAATAGTTTACATTGCTAATAAAATTTGGTATAATATACTAGTATGTGGGAAATGATAGAAAGAATGACGGATGACCGTCTATGGATTTACACAGCAATTGTAGGGTCACTACTTGGTGCTGCATTTTTAGCATGGTTTCAAACTACACGGATGGGTCTGTGGTCTTATGATAGGTTTAATAATTTCTTAGATTATTTAGTTAAAAGATTTAATTGGAAATGGCTAGAAAAACCATACAACGATTGGCGAAACAAATATCCTCACATTACAAAGAAGATAGATAATTTAGAATATAGAATACAACAACTTGAAAAGGCGAATAATAGAAATGGCAAAGATAGGTGAAGATATTAAAGAAGCAATGATATCGCATGCACAAGGTCATATCGATAAACATAAAATGAATGTAATGATATACTTTAGAAATGCTGCAGGTATCGGTGGTCAAAAACATCCAGATGTACTTGAGGCTATAGAACAAGAACTCGACGTTGTTGCAAGATACGACGATCAGATCGAGATGTTGAAAAAATACTTCTAAAAAAATATTTTTTTTTTTTCGCATATTAGCTGCATCTAGTATGTCATGCATGTATACATACTAGATATCATCAAATCAAAATCAACCATTAGCTAAGAGGTAACTAATGTCATCAGTTAGTCGCAATAACCATTTACCAACACCGTATCAAGAATTTATTCACCTATCAAGGTATTCAAGATGGCTACCAGAAGAAGGTAGACGAGAAACTTGGAGTGAAACCATTGAAAGATATTTTAATTATTTTGAAGAGCATCTCATGGAGATGCATAATTGGAAATTAGATCCAAAGTTAAGAACAAGATTAGAAGAAGCAGTACTAGATTGTCAAGTCATGCCATCAATGAGATGTTTAATGACTGCAGGAGAAGCGCTAAAAAGAGAAAACATTGCTGGTTATAACTGCTCATATGTAGCAATTAATAGAGTACAAGCATTTGATGAAATACTATATGTGTTGATGAATGGAACTGGTGTAGGTTTCTCAGTAGAACGTCAAGAAGTATCACAACTGCCAATTGTTGCAGAAGAATTTTTTGAAACAGATACAGTTATAGAAGTTGCAGATTCAAAGTTGGGTTGGGCTAAAGGATTTAAAGAACTTATCGCAATGTTGTACTCTGGTCAAATTCCTCGTTGGGATTTATCAAAGGTAAGACCAGCTGGTGTACCACTCAAAACATTCGGTGGAAGAGCTTCGGGTCCAGAACCATTAGACAGTCTATTTAAATTTGTTGTTGAGACAATGAAGGGTGCACCAGGTAGAAAGTTATCGTCGATAGAGTGTCATGACATCGTGTGTAAGATTGCAGAAATAGTTGTGGTTGGTGGTGTAAGAAGATCGGCATTAATATCATTATCGAATCTATCAGATGATCGTATGAGACACGCTAAAGCTGGTCAGTGGTGGGAGCATAACGGACAAAGAGCTCTTGCAAATAACTCGGCAGCTTATTCGGAAAAACCAGATATTGGTATATTTATGGACGAATGGAAGTCGTTATACGATTCAAAATCGGGAGAAAGAGGCATATTCAACAGAGCTTCTGCGGCAGAACAAGCAAAAAGAAACGGTAGAAGAAAAACAGAAGGATACGATTATGGTACCAACCCATGTTCAGAGATTATCCTAAGAGATAGAGAATTTTGTAACCTATCTGAAGTAGTCATCAGAGCGAATGACACAAAAGAATCATTACTAGAAAAAGTAGAACTCGCAACCATACTCGGAACTATGCAATCTACACTCACAAATTTTAAATATGTATCAAAACATTGGAAGAATAATTGTGAAGAAGAAAGACTATTAGGTGTATCATTAACTGGTATCATGGATTCACCGCTAACAAGTCCAAAGAATAAAGATCTTGAAAATCTTTTAAAAGAACTCAAACAAAAAGCAGTAGATACAAACTATATACTTTCAAGAGAAATGGGTATTCCTGAATCTGCAGCCATAACATGTGTCAAACCTAGCGGAACAGTATCACAATTGACAGATGCTGCTTCAGGCATCCATGCAAGACACAATCCATACTATATTAGAACAGTACGTGGTGATAAAAAGGATCCACTTACAATGTATATGGAAGCTGCAGGTTTTCCAATTGAAGATGATGTCATGAATCCAAATCATACATCAGTATTTTCATTCCCTATGAAGGTTGATAAGAAAGCTATATTTAGAACAGATATGACAGCGATAGAACAACTCGAACACTGGTTAATGTATCAAAAACATTGGTGTGAACATAAACCATCTGTAACTATTTCTGTAAAAGAAAACGAATGGATGGAAGTTGGAGCATGGGTCTATGAGCATTTTGATTGGATGTCTGGTGTATCATTCCTTCCATTCAGCGATCATACATATAGACAAGCACCTTATCAAGATTGCAGCGAAGAAGAATATAAAGATCTTTTGAAGAAGATGCCAAAAGATATCGATTGGTCACAACTCGCGCAATACGAAACTCAAGATATGACAGTTGGTGCACAAGAACTAGCATGTACTGCGGGTGGCTGTGAGATATAATGAAAATGTTGACAGTTTATACACGTAATGAACCGCCTTGTGGATATTGCCTTATGACTAAAACATTGTTAGGACATCATGGCATTGATTATAAGGAAGTAGTTATCGGAGAAGATATTGATAGGGAAGAATTCCGCAATAAGTTCCCAAACATACGTACGGTACCAGCAATATTTACTGAAGAGTATATTGGTGGATATCAGCAGTTAGAAGAACGAATCGCGGAATTTACTAATGGATGAGTATATAATAGAATGTCACGAGTGTGGTGAGTATACTTTAGTAAAGGCTGATTCTATTCCGGAATATTGCCCTATGTGTGGCCGAAGAGTTGAGGCTGAAAGTAAAATGCATGATGATGATTTAGGACATAATGACTACGACTAATATTTTTATGGAATTTGATTCTTCTTGGCACAAAGAATACAAGTCAGAAGAAGATTTTCAATGTTGGGATACTTATCCAAAGTATAGATGGTTATTCAATAAACTCGAAGTTTCTATGAAACTCGGATATGATTGTGGTCCGGCTGGTGTTCCTATAACAAAAGCTGGTAACTATATCATAAGACCAACATATAATTTATATGGAATGGGAATAGGTGCTCATAAGAAGTATCTGGATCCTAGTAAACATGGTGAGGATATGATTCATCACAAACATATTCCTCCTGGGTATTTTTGGTGTGAGTGGATTGATGGAACGCATCATAGTATTGATTTTATGAAACAAGATGGTAAATGGGTTCCATTTAGCGCAATGATAGGTCATCATTATGGAGAAGATAATCTCGTAAAGTTTAAGGAATGGGAAGTAATAGAACCAAAGTTTAAATTACCAGACTGGTTACATTCTATAGAAACTGAAAGATACTTAAATATTGAAAGCAAAGATGATAAGATCATAGAGATACATTTAAGAAGCGGCAATGATCATATATGGAATCTTAACGTAGGTTCTAAGGTTTACCCGGTATGGGAAGGTGATGATTATAAAGATCTAGAACATCTTGAATTTGTAGGAAATATGCACTCAGAATCATTTAAATATCAAGCAGACGGGCATTTATCTGATTTAAGGTTAGGGTACTATATCGACAATGTATAAATACCCTCAGGAGTATTACCATGAAAACATTTAAAAACTATTTAAAAGAATCATATTCAAACTGGAAGCACGAAGAACCAGCAAAGTATTCACAGCATCTAGAAAAAACATTTGGTAAACCCGATGAGATGACAGATAGTCAAACTATTTGGTACAATAAAGATGGTTTTAAAAGAATAGTCGTTAAAGACGAATACATCCTCCACGCTTCACCTGCTCCACATTATGACTTTGTGTATTGCTATGTTGATTTACAAGTACCAGAAGAAATGGCAACAGATCTTGCTAAATCAAGTGGTAGTATTATGATTGACTTCTTAAAGGGTGAAGTCGGTGCAAGATGTGCTTCTACTACAGCTAACGCAACTACAATAAATTATTGTTTAGATGTTGTATCTGGTAGAGTCAAACCTTCAAAAGCTGAATACGAGAAAAGAATACTTGCAATGAAGAAACTTTTTTCTAGTGGTAAGAAGTATGAGCTTGATTGGTGGCCAGATGAAACCAACGATGCTGATCCAAAGAATCCGTATTACAAATAAATGGAAATAATACTACTTAAAGTGATGACAGACGTTGTAGGTTTAGAACTTACGATAGCTGCGGTGGCAACGGTGGTGGCCCTTAATATATAACTATATGGCATGGTTTTATGATGATAAATTATTCGAAGAAACTCCTGAAGATTATCAAGGCTTTGTTTATGAGATCGTTGATCTGTATAATAACAAGCGATATATTGGTAAGAAAAACTTTTGGAAACCCAAAATCCTCCCTAAAAATTCTAAAAGATCTCGTCGTGTACGTACTCGGGTTGAGTCAGATTGGAAAACATACTACAGCTCAAACAAAGAGTTGCAACTCCTCGCAGAGACAAATGACGAGGTATTATTTGAAAGAATAATTTTAAGGTTATGTAAGACTAAAGGAGAGATGTCATACTACGAAGCAAAGCTTCAGTTTGAAAACGACGTATTACTAAGAGATGATTATTATAACGAGTTCATTGGTTGTAAGATACATGCAAAACATATAAGAAGGAAATAATTATGGCAGTTAATCAATTAGATTTATTTGTATTTGAAGTGTTAGATAAAGTTGCAGCAGCAAAAACTAAAGACGAAAAGATAAAAATATTAAGAAAGCACGAATCATGGGCGCTGAAAGATATATTAAACGGTACATTTAATGAAGACTTTGAATGGAACCTCCCTCCAGGCAAACCTCCGTACAGAGCATCAAGACCTGAGAGCGCGCCAACAAATCTTTTAAGACAAAACGTCCAATTTAAATATTTTTTCAAAGGTGGACCTGGTGATAAGTTAAGTGCGCCAAAGAGAGAAAGTCTTTTCATAGGATTATTAGAAGGCATACACCCAGATGATGCTCTAGTTGTCCTTAACATGATAGCAAAGAAGCCTCCAAAGGGCATAACAAAAAAGTTGGCCGAAGAAGCATTTAAAGGTTTACTTTCAAAATAATATGTGGTATAATTAATCATGAATTGGCTAATAGTAGTATTTTTTGTAGGCGTGTATTCTGATGGTACACAAGATAGTTATATCTTCGAAAAGCCTGCCTTTGAAACTAAAGATGCATGTATAAACGCAGCTACTGATAAAGAACAAATTAATGAGTTTGTTAGACAGCTGGTAATCGATGTAGGTCATAGAGATATTCAAAAAGTAGTTTGTGCGACAGAAGAAAAAATACGAATAGCCATAGAATTAACTCATGGAGGAGAGGATACTTGAATATATTTGTACTAGATAAAAACCCCACCATAGCAGCACAAATGCTATGTGATAAACACGTACCAAAAATGATAGTCGAGTCTGCGCAGATGTTAAGCACAGCACATAGACTTCTTGATGGTACACCAGAAAAACGAAGATCAAAGTCAGGTAAAACAATACAAACTTATTATTCTTTTGGTGATGTACGAGACAAGTTATATTATCTTGCTGTGCACAAATACCATCCGTGTACTACATGGACCATGGAGTCAGAAGATAACTATCGATGGCATTATTGTCATTTTACTGCCATGGCAGAAGAATATGAATACAGACGAGGAAAGATACATAAAACATGGGATCTACTCGGTATGTTATTAGCAGCGCCGCCTAAGAATATACCTGCAGGTCCATTGACAGAATTTGCACAGGCTATGAGTCATTATCCAGATTGTAAAGTGCCTGGTAATGCAGTAAAAGCTTATCGTAACTATTATCATGCAGCCAAACCATTTGCTAAATGGGAATGGCGTAGACAAGCTCCAGACTGGTGGAAAGGATACCAAAATGCCGACTTACACGCTGCGTAATATCAAAACAAAGAAAAGCTTTGACGTATTTTGTACCTATACAGAACTACAAAAAATGTTAGAAGAAGATCATAACTTAGTTCAAATGTTAGTAACACCTACAATTATTGGTGGTACAGGATCATTACTAAGTAAAACATCTGATGGTTGGAAAGATCATCTCAAAGAAATCAAAAAAGGATCTGGAAAGGGTAATACAATAAAGGTTTGATATGGAGTTTATACATGAAAAAATTGATATGGGATATGATGACTTGGATCGTGCTGAACATGCAGATGGTCGTCGCTATGTTACTCTTGACGGTAACGCTTATCCTTCTGTTACTACAGTATTGAGTATAATACATGAAGAAAAGATAGCAGCATGGAGGAAAAAGGTTGGCGAAGAAAAAGCTAATCAAATCGGTACACAAGCTGCAAACCGAGGCACATTAGTGCATGAGATAATAGAGAAATACTTACATAACGAAGACACATCAGACTATCTACCTCATATACAACAATCTTTAAAAAATCTAAAGCCTTTACTAGATAAACATATCACAAAAGTATTTGCTACAGAAGCACCGTTGTATAGCGATTATTTAAAGCTAGCGGGTACATGTGACTGTATCGCTGAATGGGATGGTGTCCCTACAATAATTGATTTCAAAACATCTAAACGACCTAAGAAGAAAACAGACATTCCTAATTATTTTGCCCAACTCGCAGCTTATGCTGTTATGTGGGAAGAAAGAACTGGTATGGCTGTAAGTAATACTCGTATCGTTATGGATGTTGATAACTTCCATCCTGTAATGTACAAAGAAACAAGAGACGATTGGATCGATCTCATGATTGAGACTCGAGACGAATATAATCGTCGTAAGAAGTTTCATTCTTAACTGTTACATTAATATCACACTTAAATTATTTTCACTTAATATGAAAAAAAGCATGTACAATCATTTAATTATGAGGTATACTGGTACTATAATAATTAATGAGGAGATATTATGAAAAAAGTAAACGATCAGATTCCAATGACCTTCCAGCAGGAAGTCAATCTGCATGAATATGGCAGTATCTGGGGTCGTAAAAGAACCTCAGAAGAATGGCGTCAAATCGCTATTCAGCGCAAGCGTACGGCCGCAGT